ATTTGTCCGCACTCTCGTCGAAACCCATGAATGCGTTATTGCCGGTGGAGCCTCGTTCCATGAGAATCCCCATGTCGTTGGCGTTCGAGGAAGCACCGGTGTTGAGTTCCATCAGCGTGTCGGTGACAACCGTGTTGGTTGTGGAAAGACTGGTCGTAGTCCCACTCACCGTCAGATTCCCGCCGATGATCGTGGCACCAGTGATCTGAGCCGTGCCGTTTACATCAAGGCTGTATGAAGGCGTGGTGTCGTTGATCCCGACCCTGTTATTCGCCGTGTCGACCTTGAGAACGTCAGGGGCTAGGGAGGCGCCATAGGCAACCCACTTAGAGTCGGCACTGACGTACTGCCACTGCTTGCCCTCGTGGGTGTGGATATACCCGTTGGCTTGGCCGGTCGGAAAATCGAGTGTCGCCATTACGCTGAACTACCTCCATTGAGAGCAGAGATGCCCCCGTAACTAGAATTGGCCAGACCTCCGTCTAGATTGAATACATGGGCGTCGGTCCCGAAATCGACAGCGTGACCTATCTCCACCCAGAATGAGTCGTAGCGGATGAACGTCTTGCCCGTGTCGGACTCATACCAGATGTCGCCAGCGGTGCCCGTTGATGGGGCTGTATCACTTACTTGGAAGGACTGGCCGTCTGATGCGTGGCCGATCTCAGCCCAGAATGAGTCATAGCGGATGAACAACTTGCCGGTATCGGTTTCATACCAGATGTCGCCATCAAGCGGAGAGGACGGAGGCGCGTCTTGAGACGAGAACTTGGTGGCGTTGGATTTCAGTTCCCAATACGTTCCATTCCAGAACCAAATCTGGGCACCAACTTGGTGGCGGTCATTGACGGATGGAGAGGCAGGAAAGTCCATAGCCATTACGGAGTACCTCCGTCAACGTCGGCGATGCCACCGTAGTTGCTGTTTGGAAGGCCACCATCAACATTGAGGTCAACCGAGGACGAGTCCACGGAGCGGCCGACTTCAACCCACTGAGAAGTATTGGCATCCGTGTAGTACACGAGAGTGTTGCCGGTGTCTGATTCAAACCAGAGGTTTCCCGCCTCGGGATCAGCGGGGGCTGTGTCAGAAACAGTGAGGCTCGCCCCACCGCCGGACACTTCCTGCCACGCTCCACTGGACCGGAAGTAGAACGTGTCATTTGTAGTGTCGACAGCCAGAGCGCCATTGGCTAGGGCCGTAGAGGGAGCGCCGTCGGTAGCCAGCGTGACCACGCCGAGGGCGGCTTCAAGAGTGTCGTCGGTCTTGAGAATGTTTGCCGCTGAACGGTACAGGGTGACATCGCCAGTAGCGGACCCCGTGCCCCAAGTGATCTTCCCGCCAGCGTCAACAATGATACGGGCGTTCGATTCGCTGCCGACGAACACATCAAGCGCCGTCGATGACGCCGCAGTGAACTTTCGCGCCGAAAGGCGATCTACGAAGATTGGCATAGCCTCAACTATCCCTCTGGCTCAGTCACACCCTCAAGTGTGAATTGGGCGTTTGTTTAACCGATGATGACGACTTTGTAGGCGTTGCTCGCCGGAGCAGTCGCGAACGTGAATAGCACGGCGTTTGTGCTGCTGCGGTCCACGCTAGCGATCACCGTTTCCTTGGTGGAAGCGTCATAGACCTCGCAGACGACATCGTCTGTGCCGAGGCTGTGGGTGACCGTGATCGCGGCAGCGCTGCCGTCGCCGATCGTCGCCGTGAACTTGCTGGGCGCACCAAGGTTCGTTCGGGCTGCCGCTGCCGTAGAAGCACCGGTACCACCATGGGCTACGGCAACGTCGGTGGCTGCCCATACACCAGTGGCGATCGTGCCTAAGGTGGTTAGAGACGAGTTGACAACCGACGACCCCAAGGCGGAGGCGTCAAGGATTGTCGCACCGTTAATCTTGAACGCAAGGCCAGAAGCGATGTTGACGTGCTGGTTGAAGTCCCACGAATCGGTGTCGTTCTCCCAGAGGATCGTCTTGTCCGAAGCACCCTTCAGGGTGATACCACCACCGTCAGCGGTGGTATCCGATGGGGTGCCGACTGAACCGAGTTCGATGTTCTTGTCATCAACGCTGAGGGTTGTTGAGTTGACCGTTGTGGTTGTGCCGTTAACGGTCAGGTCGCCAGTGACGACCAGAGCGCCGCCGACTGTCACATCGGTCGGCTGAGAAAGGGTGATCGTGCCAGCGCCGTCGCTATAGGTGACGGTGATCTCGTTGGCTGTGCCAACGATTGCTGCACCGGCAACGTCCTGCACGGCTTCGGTGAAGTCCGTAACCGCAGTTGAGGCAACGGCGATGGTTGTGTTGGCGGCTGCGGTGAGGCGTCCCTGAGCATCGACCGTGTAGTTCGGGACCTGTGTGGCGCTGCCGTAAGAACCAGCAGTGACAGCGGTATTCGCCAAGTTGACGGTAACCGATCCTGTGGATCCGCCTCCACTTAAGCCGGTGCCTGCAATCACTTCACCGAGGTCGCCGCCGCAGTCGATCCACGCCGACCCGTTATAGAAGTACAGGGTCGCGTTGCCGGTGTTGTAATAGACCTGACCAGCAACAGGGCTGCTGGGGGCGCTCGCGAGGTTCTCTACCCGGGCCTTGACGAGTTGGTTCTGGTTCAGGTCAAGATTGACCAGATATTTGGGCATTTACCGTCTCCGAAAACGTCGTCCTACCTAAGAAAGATACGCCTTCCCACCGAAGGACTGTGCGAAGGTCACAACGAGGGCATTGTCATTCGTATAATCAACGTCGCCGAAGCACACTGTGTCCGACGTGTCCACCACCGCGACGTTCGGCCTATAGCCGAGACTGTGCGTGATCGACCATGTCGTGGACGGGGACGACTGGTCGTGGGTGTATTTCGACTTGTTGCGGACCTCTTCGATAGCCGCCTGCACCGTCGTTGATGTGAGCCCGCTACCAGCCTCGAATGAGATACCCCCAGCGGAGGCCCCGGAGACGGTGTTGACGTAGGCCTGAGTGGCATACGAATAGGTGATGATCGGTGTGACAGCGGGTGTTATGTCAGCGAGGTCCAGCGTCGCCCCGCCAGAGTTGCTGGGGACCGCAATGCTGTACTTGTTCTGCCCCGCGCCGTCGATGTTCTCCGTGACCTCATAGGTCACCCCGGAAGGCTGGGTCGTCGAATCGTCCGTGGCGGTGAGGTTCACGCTGATCGAACCTGACCCGTTCAAAGTCCCGGTACTCAGCGTTGGGGCGATGATCTGGTTGTTCGACGAATCCTGCATAGTCGTCGAAGCGATGAACGTCACATTCCCCGTCGCGGCCGTGGAGTTGTCCGCCTGTAGAAACGTGCCAGTGACGGCGATAGTTGTGAAAGCCATTAGTTCGAGTGGAAGATGTCGACGTTCAGGGAATGCTGGCAGATGTTCTCATCAGGGAGGACAGCCCGCCCGACGTCTTGGACAGTACACCCGAAGATCGTCTTATCGGCCCCGACCAGAGTGGCACCGTCAATAGCCGCGAGCAGGGATTCGACAAGGGTCGTGTCCTCAGCGTCAAGCAACTGCCATAGGTCCACTGACATGTTTCGAACCCGGGCCTTCACGGCACCATCCCCAAAGAGTACGGGGGTACGGGCGATGTCGTCTTCGAACGTGACAAACGGGTACGTCTCCGAATCGGGGGCGACATCCCGGTACACCTTCGTTGTGATGTTCGTGATGTTCGCTGTCGTGATCACGGTGCGAAGTGCAGAGGCGACGCTAGCCATTACCGACCCGCCCTTGCTTCACGGGCGAATATCCCGCCCGGGTTCCCCAGCATCATTGCTGCTGCCGCCCTTCGCTCTGCGGCGATGAAGTTGTCTGGTTGGCCGAACTGAACCGCCGACGCGACCCACATCTGGCCCGTACCCGGCCTCGCCCATTTGAGATGCACGGGGTACCACGCCGGACGTTTAGCCATCTTCTTGCCTTTGCCGCTGATACCGGACTCAAGGGCCATGGCGTAGGGGACTCTCGTGTAGATCACGATTTCGGTCTTGCCGAAACTGGGCACGAACTTGCCACCCCCGCCCCGACCGGGTTTACGGTAAACGGCGTATTTCACGCTGTCGTGGAGTCTGCCGGTCAGCCGTGCTGGCGGTTGACCCGGTGCGGAGGGGATGTGCGTGGTCACCCCGCCCTTGTTCGTCTTGTAAGGCTTGCCGGTACCCGGCTGGCTGTACAGTGTTTGGATTTGTTCCTTGAAGCGCTTACCGATCGATATGCCGCTTCCCCGCAGACCCATCCCCCCGGCGTTGAAGACTCGGATGGCGTTCGCCATGACCGCCTGCGTGAGTTGAGCGCCGGTCATGCCCACCGTGTGTATAGCGGCGCTTCCGACCCCACCGCCGACCTTGTCGTAGGCAAACATCAGGCTCTCGCCCCCGAGAGGAACAACCGCGTATGCGACGGGGTGTGCTGGACGGCTTCAACGTCGTAAGTGCCGTTCAGGTGTGAATCCTGACCAGCGACGACGATCTGATGGGCGTCGGTGATAGTGGTGCCGGTCGGCACCCATGCGACGGCTTGCGGCTGGTAAGAGCCCTTGCCGGTATCCGCGTCTTCTCCGACGTTGGTAATCATGACGCGTCCCTTCACGGTCGCGTCAGAGTCGGAGTAGGAGACCTGCCCCTCAGCGTCAACGGTCGGTGTGCGTGTACGCACGGTCAAGGTATGAGATCCTCCGCGCATTAGTACACACCCCTACGCCTGTACCTTCTGACCCATTTCAGGTCTTCATCGGTGAACCCAGCCATCCCCTTGTTAGCAAACGTCATATCAACACCCTCAGCCCGGAACCTCACAAGACCCTGAGCATCTGCAAGAATCTGCGACATCTCACGTGTGGATACGCGCAACATCAAAGCCTCAAGTTGCTGCTGGTCGGTCGACGACATACCCGCCGTGTACGACACTAAAGCGCTCGTACCCGTTGATGTAGCGAAGATCCCGTCGATCCCCCACGGCCAGATGTCGAAATCGGTGACGGTCTGCGCTGTTTCTGAACCTAGATCGCCGATACTGAGAGCAGTCACGGAAAGCACCGGGTAT